AAAAGTCGAATTGTGCGTGTTCCGTGGACATTGTTTGCGGAATGCAGGGTGAAACGTGACCCAATAGGTGGTGGGTAGGTCACAGTTTGAGAGGTGCAAGATGCGGACACTGCGTAGAAATAAACGAATCATGTATTATGCTTTGCGGAATCCAGAACAGGTTTCTTATGTTCGGGATGATGAGGGCAATATCATCTATGACGAAATAGATGGCGAACAAGTGCCAAGGGAATCGGGTAATCCGGCTCCGGCATACTTAAAGCCTGTGCGATTCTTGGGAAATCTGTCATTGTCCACAGGATTTGATGACCCGAAGAATTTCGGCATGGATATTTCGGAGTATCAGTATTTGCTCTCAGTTTCGCAAAACGACATACCGATTGACGAAACATCTATTTTGTGGTGCGAAACTACTCCAACCTTCCTCGATAAGGATAAAACCATCCCAAACCCATCTTCTGCGGACTTCCGAGTAAGGCGTGTCTCTCCGTCAATTAACGAGAGCAGATATGTGCTTCAGAGGTTAAACCATGCATAAAGAGAAAGTAATTATTCGTCTGTCGGATAGAGAGATTGGCGATTTACTGCAATACCTTGAACTATACAAGGAACTCTTAGTGCAGAGGATGGCAGAGTTTGTACAGGCACTGTTGGAAATTGGACAACAGGTAGCTGAAGCAAATTCAAGTCCAGCTGGAGATGCCACGGCTGCTCCAAGTTTTCGGTTTGAGGTGACGGTAAATGCAGATTCCGTTGAGGGAAAGTTAATCGGAGAGGGGCAAGATATTACATTTATCGAGTTCGGATCTGGTTATCTTTATAACGGAAATTTGCACGATTCTCCGCATCCCAAAGGCAAAAAACTGGGCATGACGATTGGTGATTTTCCAGGTGACTATAAGGCAACGAGGGGATCTAGCCTTGGTGCTAGTTACAACGGATGGTATCACGATGGTGTTAAGCATTACGGAGTTAAGGCCGGAATGCCACTATACAATGCAACGTTGGAGATTCAAGAAAGAGCAGCCGAGGTGGCGAAACAGGTATTTGGATAATGGCAGATGAAATGTGGTGGACAACAATCGGGAATCGAATTTATACGATTCTCAAGAAAAGATTAATAAGTGCCTTATCCGAAAAGTACCCAACTCTTAAGGTAGGCACTACAGACAAGGACTCCGGTGATTACAAGGCTCCCTATGTTTACATACAGGAACTCACTCCTGTCGAACGTGGGCAGACTCTTGATAACTCTGGTGTCCATGCGGTAATGGAGACAATCCAGATTACCGTAACAACGGATACAAGTTTAGCGGATGCAATGGCAATTGCTAACGAGTGTGTCCGTCAATTTAAGCATATGCGTTTTAATGTCTCTGCGATGCCAATTCTTACAACGAGAAAAGACGGTTATCATGCCGTCTGCCGTTTCCGTAGGATGATTGGTGCAGATGACGATTTGGCAAAATAAAAACTATAAGGAGAAAAGATAATGGCAGTAAATACTCCTGGTATTTCGACACTGGGTGTCAAATTCGGATATGCAGCCGAAGCAACCGCCGGTACTAAGCCGACAAAATTTAATTGGCTTGAGCGTTGTAACAGTATCGGGGGTATCACCCTTGAAACCGAATCCATAGACGCTTCGGCTCTTGAGGATGAGATCTCTAAGTTCGTCAGTGGCCGTCAAGACAGTGGCGGTACGTGGAATGTAACATTCAACCTCACCAACGATACAATTTCTCAGCTTGAGGCCATGATTACTGCATACACCACTGCAAAGGCAGCGGACAAGAGCATGTGGTTTGAGGTGTGGTCCCCAAGCCTTACCAAGGCATTTTTCGTTATCGCACAACCGCCCCTTCACCTTCCCATGCCGGAAATGGGACAGAACGAACTTCAGACTATCGAGCTGTCCTTCACGATCCAGGAATACAAGGGCATGGATACCGCAATCGAGCCGGCCGAGGCAAGCGGTACTTGATCAACTAGTTTATAAAGGGTCATCCTTAGGGGTGGCCCTTTCCCTTTTTATCTAGAAAACATGGTGTTTATCCAGGGAAAGGAAAAATATATGGCAAACACATTTACAGTTAACGGAATCACATATGTTGCCAAGCCGTTTAATTTCAATCTCATTTGTGACCTTGAAGATGCCGGTGTGAACATCGAAGATATGGGCAAAAAGCCCATGACAGTGATCAGGGCATACATCGCTGCCTGTATGAATGGAACGGTCGAAGAGGCCGGATCTCAGATGGAACTCCACATCGTTTCCGGTGGGGACTTCTCTGGCGTAAGCGATGCAATGCAGAAGGAGATGGAAGAGTCCGATTTTTTTCTGGCTCTCAGCAAGAGGACGCAGACGGATTCTCAAACGGCTACGGAGCCGAAAAGGGCAACAAAGAAAGCAAAATAAAATACCGTTCTAAACGAGAACTGTATGCAAACGAATGGCTCCCACACGCACTTGCAATGGGAATCACGGAAGAACAGTTTTGGTTTATGAATCCTCGTAAGCTAAAGCCGTATATTAAAGCCTATCAAATCGAGCAGAAACAGATCGATGAATATGCTTGGATTATGGGTGCTTATGTCTATGAGGCCGTCAGCACCGTGATGGCAAATGTATTTTCCAAACACGGAACCCATAAGTATAGGCAAGTGCCATTTCTTCAAGAAGTCAATAGTGGCGTATCCGAGAGCGACAAACCAGTGAATAGGCCACTTACAAGCGAGGAAAAGAAAAAATATACGGAGCAATTGTTCCTTGCGCTGAGTGTCATGCAAGCAAACTTTAATATTAAAAAGCAAATTGAAGCGGAAAATGAATAGTACGCTTTTTGCGAGAAAGCACGGTGGGAACAATGGCGATATCAATTGAAGAATTAAATGTAAAGATAACAGCCGAAGCCACAAGTGCCATCAATTCCATAAACAGGCTTGAAGCAAGCTTGCAACAGTTGCAGACCACGCTAAACACGCTGAAAGCACCAAACCTTTCAACGATGGCATCTAAGCTTGCGAACATTGCGTCCAGTAGCGGAAGTGGGCTTGGCCTGTTCTCAAAACATGCACGAACGGCAACAAAGAGTTCAGCAAGCCTCGCTTCAACCATTGGTAGATTGTATGCTACTTTCTGGATGCTCCGAGGTGCGTTTAATGCCGTAGGTGGCATGATTGACGTTGCCAGTGACCTCACTGAGGTTGAAAACGTTGTAGACAACACTTTCTATGGCATGAGAGGTGTTCTGGATGATTTTGTTCAGGATTCCGCTCAGAAGTTCGGCATGGCTGAATTGTCAGCTAAGAACTATGCTTCTCGTTTCCAAGCGATGGGCATGGCGATGGGGATAACCAGTGACCAAGTCCAAAATGCCACTAACTTCCTCAACGGAGTGCCGACATCTATGGAAGGTGTTGCTGCCGGATACGATGCTACATCGGATTCGCTTGCGGACATGTCCTTGAATCTGACCAAACTGACGGCAGATATGGCATCGTTCTACAACACGGAGCAATCGCAAGTAGCAGCTGCGCTGCAAAGCGGTATTCTAGCCGGGCAGAGCCGTGCATTACGCCAATACGGACTAGACCTCACAAACGCCACAGTGAGTGAATGGGCGTTAGCACATGGAATGCAAGCCGACATGTCGGCGATGACACAGGCTCAAAAGACAATGCTGAGATATCAGTATGTCATGGCAAATACAGCCAATATCCAGGGCGATTTCGAAAGAACCGCAGGATCGTGGCACAATCAGATTGTCCAGTTGAAAGCAGCCTATCAGCAATTAGCAGCTACGATAGGTACTGGATTAATCAATGCGTTCAAACCCTTCCTATCCGGTTTGAATAGCGTACTGCAAGCGGTCACATCGTTTGCGGAACAAGTGTTAAATGCACTTGGAAAAATCTTTGGATGGGAAGTAGAGATATCCGCTTCTGGTATTGCCGATACTCTTGGTGGTGCTGCTGACGCTGCCGGAGATTTAGCAGATAACGCCGGCGGTACAGGCGGTGGACTTAAAGATGCTGGCAAAGAAGCCGACAAGCTGAAACGCAAACTGCTGTCATTTGACGAACTGCATGTCCTCGATTTTGGCGAGGAGAAAGATCCGTCTAGTGGTGGCGGTGGTGGCGGTGGCGGTGGTGGAGCCGGTGGCGGTGGCGGTGGTGGTGCTGCTGATGGCACTGTTACGGCTACAATTAAATCCACAAAGAAACTCTTTGAGTCGGAAATCGATTCGCTTTACGAACTTGGAGAGTATATTAGTTCAACGCTCCGTGATGCCATGGCAAGCATCGATTGGGACTCCATATATTCCAAGGCCAGTAACTTTGGTGTTGGTTTAGCAGAATTCCTTAACGGACTTTTGAAACCGGATCTGTTTTATCAGATAGGTCGAACCCTTGCCGGATGTCTGAACACGGCACTACACTTTCTCGACTCCTTCGGCTTGGTATTTGACTGGTCGCAATTCGGAGACAGCATTGCAGAAGGAATTAACGGATTCTTTGAGAATTTCGATTTCAAACTTCTGAAGCGGACGATGAAAGATTATGCCAACGGTGTCAAGAGAACGCTCAAATCTGCACTTACTGGCATTAAATGGGACAACATTTTTGATGGTGCGAAGGATGTCGGAGAAGGAATTGCCGATTCGATAAACGCCATAATGGACCCAGAACTATTCGGCGAAGTCGGAAAGACCATTGCCAATTGTCTGAAGACCGCACTTGTTCTTGCCGTAACCGTTGGCGAGAATGTGGATTGGGAACAGGTTGGAAAATCGATAGCCGAAGCAATAAATGAATTCTTCGAAACGTTTGACCCGAATGACGCTGCTGATGCTGTCAACTTATTCCTTGAAGGTATCAAGACCGCAATCCTAAATGCCGTAAAGGACATCGATTGGGAAGAGGTTGTCAAGAAAATCTGTGAACTGCTCAAAGAAGTTGAGTGGGGAAATGTTGCAATTGCGTACCTTGCGGTACAGGCAGCAAATCTCGCAGGAGCCATTGTCGGGGAACTTATCAAGAATATAATGACTCCCAAACTCCTTGTTGAACTTGGCACGGCGATTGGCAAACTCATTGTCGGGGCAATAAAGGGTGCTTTAGCAGGAAATGCCGTCAAAACCGCTGCTGGTGGAATTGGTGGAGCAATAACTGGTGGAGCAGCAGCCAAAGGTGGAGCAGCAGCAGCCGGAGCAGCCGGTGGAGCAGCAGCAGCCGGAGCAGCCGGAGCAACTGGTGGAGCATTAG